GCTTTTGGCAAAGGCTGCCAAGAAATAATGGATGTGCAAAGCCAACTCCTTTTTATTGGGAGTTCTGCCAGACATTTATAGAATTATGGTGGCAGAACGGAAGAAGGTTGACAGACTAGCATGAACTCAGACTAGCACACCCGAAGGTGTCCCTCTCCCGTCCTACCGCTACGGCAAAGGGACGAGTAGTCACCACACAAAGTTATACCTCAGAAAGAATAACTCTGATGCGGAAGTTCATGAGCAGTCTGTCAAAACTGCCTGGCAATGTGGCCAGCAGGCAAAGGATAGTGCTCTGCTCTTTAGCAGTCAAGCACACAAAATGACATTTGTTTTAAATTAGATCATTAAAAAAGTAAGGCTAAATAATGAGATAGTTATTGTTAAATCTGGGTTTATAAAGGTGAGAACCTCTTTTAAAAGATTCCCACTCATTCACAGTGCCTTATCTTTTCTGCCATGCAACTATAAAGTTCATTATCTTAGGTATCCTTACCAAAAGCTTTAGCTAAAATCGTCATCCCCTTAGGAAGAATAAAAAACTCTATCATAGTGAAAGTATACTGTTCACCGTTAGGACGAACCCGAATCACCTTTTCATATTTGGTTTCACAATACCCACGTGCCTGACTATAGTATGTTGAAGTACGCATATTATTAAGATGACGATCCCAACCATTTTGTCGCAGCCAGCTAGCTAATACTTGTCTTTTAATATTTAAGATCTTGCATGCTTGCTGAAATTTCACTCCTGCAGGTGTTTGAGTAATGGTGTCGATCGTTCGCTCTAAACACTGGTTCTGAGTTTCAAGATGAATTACTTGCTCTGTATAGTCCAAAAGAGCACGGCGTAAAGCATGAGGATTTGAAATATCTACGACCACTCTCTCCTCTTTAGAGAAAATCGGTTCATTCAAATTAGGCTGACCTAAAGTATTATGTTTAGTACTTAATAATTCATATGCTTGGTTATAAATAACTCGAATAGGTTGCATTTATTTAGCTCCATACAGTTGTGTTTGTATGGAGTAAGGAGATCAAAAATATATTGGGGTAATGAAGTACCAAAGGGATAACAGCACTCTTTAAATAGTGCTATGACCCCAAAATAACAATATGATTTTTATTGTTATTTTGTAGTAACCCCTTTGATTTTAATTTGTTGATTTACTTTAGTGTTCCCGCCTTTTTTTGCTTCGGGGTGACGGCAAATTTTATCTATATATTTACAAATATCTGCAGCCTGAATATCTGGGTAGTTAGCTTTAATCCACTCCGTAACTTGGATTTGTTTTGGTGGTGGTTGATTGCCATCAGGGTCATAACTAACCCAAAATTTATTAACAACCCCTTGTACAGCATCTAATGCGGGAGTTCTATAAATAGGTGCTGGTAGTGAGACAATGCTATTAAGTTGTATTGGCTCATGTGACGGATATGTAGAGTTTTGAGCACTGATAGTATGTGACTGAATAGGCTCAAAATAGTCATTATAATTAAGCCATATATGTAAATTATCTCGATGTATTCTTGTTCCAAAAATACATATATCTCCAATATCACTTATGCCTAAAGCTGATTGCTCTTTTGATTCCGTATATCCGTTACCATGATAATCCTCCCTATTCAATAGGACACATGGTGATTTTATCTCATGTGTGCAAATCCCTTCTTTAAATGCTCTAATAAGCAAAATAGCATGTCTCCAATTTACAACATTTTTAAACTGTAAATCTGCAACTAAATTATTTTCAAAATTATGATTATGATCTAATGGGTCAATCCCACATGTTAATAATGCTGCTTCAGCGATTGAAAATAGCTTATTATTCTTCCAATGACTTAGGTCCGGGTTTCCTGCTCTACTCTGTAATTCTCGCATCTTTGACATATATCAATGCTCCCAAAGCATCCCCAAAAATGATTAAGTCAATCTGATTGGGTGTCAGACTTTCGGGTACTAACCTAGACTTAGCCCTTTGAATATAAGCCAAAATAGTTTATATATGAATATATATAGCCAAGTAATACGTCTAATCGTGTCGCGCACTAGTTTTAGATCTATAGAAATAAAATATTGATGATTTCAAGCAAAAGACGAATGATATTCAAAATTAAATTTAGCGCGTCTAACAGCGTTTTATAATGTGACTTTACTAAACCTGAAGTGATTTTTCTGGTTTGATTAATTTTATTAGACATCTAGATACATCCTTTCATGATTAACAGGGATGTACTTAATTATTCACATGGTAGCCTTAGAAAATAGGGAAAAACTTTTTTTACTTTTTCCCTTTAATTTTTTCATAACTAACTATTATGCTTTCTGAATTATTAATAATCATATCGTCTGTTTGCCTTTTAATTGGCTGTCCAGCTTCTCGTTCTTGCTTTATCCAACTTTTTAAATTATCTGATGTTATATCTTCATAGGAATGACAAACTAATTCAATCGCTCTTCTTTGGACCTTTAGAATTTTTAGATAGCAATAATATCTTAGAACAGCTTCATATCTCCTAGGATCTGGAGGAGCTCCACTCTCTTCTTTAGAAATATATTTTGTTGGATTTATTATTTGGTCCTTACCTCTAGCCTTCACAATACCTACAGCCCACTCCCTTTCCCTATCAGTTAACAACTCATTATTTTTTATTTTTTCTGCAATTTCGATCATAAACTTGCCTTGATTTATACAAGCACGTATTTCATCATCCGGTGTAGCATCTCCAAGAAAACCTTTGAACATCCAGTTTTTGGCCATTTTCAACTATCCTATCAATCTCATCGGTTCACTGTATTATCTCTATTCGCTATTCAAAATACACTCTTTAATTCTAGGCACCTTTAACACCTTTCTTGCAATATGCATTTAATGATTTTATAAGTTTATACAAAGTAATAAAAAAAGCCCTAAACCATTATAGTTTAGGGCTTTTTTAAGTCATATAAAGCGATTCGAGTTTATAGGACTTTAAATCTTGGTAGGCATATCCAGACTCGAACTGGAGACCTCTACGATGTCAAGATTGCGCTCTAATTAATATAAAACATTGAATAATATTAAAATAGTTCCTTTTTTTAACTATGAAAAACAATGAAAAACTATAAAACTAACATCAATATAATCAGTCCTTTACGAAACCATTCCCCGAACATTTTCGGTATAGTTTTTGTTCAACAAATAGGATGTTTAAAAATTTACAGATTCATTCTTTCAATATTAGTGCGTTTATTTTCCGACCAAATGCACTACCAGAAACGACAAGTTATGACTAATCATTATTTATCCACAATTTTTTAAATTTGAATTTAATGTAACTCAGCTCTACCATTTATTTTGAATTTGTAACGTTTTCAAGGTGGGTATGAAAAGGCGAATTTTTGCACTCGTAGATGTGAACAATTGCTATGCAAGCATTGAGCGATTCTTTAACCCCCAGCTTAATAATAGGCCGGTCATAGTTTTGTCGAATAATGACGGCTGTGCCGTTGCTCGTAGCGCGGAAGCTAAAGCAATTGGTATTAAAATGGGTGAACCATTATTTAAAATAATTGATCTGGTTAAGCGCAATAATGTAGCTGTGCTTTCAAGCAACTACCCTGTCTATGCTGAAATGAGTAAACGATTTCATTCAATCTTAAAACAGTTTGTAGCACCGCATGAACATGAAACATATAGTATTGATGAAGCATTTCTTGAGCTTACTGCTTACCAGCAAAATTATGATTTAGATGCTTATGCTCGCCTCATGAAAAACCGCATATGGCAATGGATCGGTCTGCCTGTTTGCGTTGGCATTGGCCGATCAAAAACTGAAGCAAAAATGGCTAATCATCTGGCAAAAACATACCCAACTTTTGACGGCGTATGTAACTTAGTTTCTTTTCCCACAAATATAAGAGATTTACTTTATAAACAAACAAGTGTTTCAGAAGTTTGGGGTGTTGGCCGTCAGCATTCTAAAAAACTTGAATCGATGGGAATTACCAAAGTTTATGATCTTATGATGTCAAATCCATATCACATGGAAACATTGTTTAGTGTCGTAATGAAGCGCACCGTGCTTGAGCTAAATGGTATTGCATGCATCGAAATTGAAGACACGCCACCATCACGTAAACAAATCATTTCATCAAGAGCATTTAAACAAAAGATTATTGAGAAAGATGATTTAAAAGAAGCTATTGCCCGAAGAACGCAAGAAGCCTTTATAAGAGCAAGAAAAGATCAAGTGTTATGTGGCTGTATCATTGCCTTTGCACATTCAAGCCCATTTGATGTGAGTAAGCCTTTTTATAAAGGTGAATTATCTCAGTCTTTTAGTGTCCCAACTGATGACGTTAGACGGCTTGTGAAAGCATCAACTTCAATGATTGAGAATATTTACAGATATGGAGTCGATTTTAAAAAATGCGGGGTTGTACTGACTGCACTGGAAAGCAAAAATTCTTATACGTATGACTTACTGACTGATTATCGTGATTTAGAAAAAACAGAAAATTTAATGTGTGCAATAGAAAACATTCAAACGAAGTATGGAAAATACAAACTTGGGTTCGGCGGAAGTATGTATCAAAATCGAGCCTGGTCAATGTCTCAAAATCTTAAGTCGAATAATTATTTTACTCTTGAGGGTATGCTAAAAATTAATAATTAAAACCGATATAAAATTAGGTTTAGTTTTAAAATGTGAATAATTTTGCTCAAAAATGATTGATTTCATTAAAATTGAGAAAATATTTGCTCAATTAAAGGCCCTTTAAAGGGCCTTTATACAAATTCCAACATTTACATTATTGTTGATCGTATGAGCTGTGCATCCTGAGAACAGGATACACAGTACTGTAATTAATGAAGCAAATTTAGTCCGCTTGCAATGGAAAATTTTCATACTAGTTGATCCGGTTAGCGATCCAACCATAGAAAAACTGTTCCTGCTTTGGATTACGCTCACAGATTTCAATGTAGCGTTGTCCTTGCATAATATTGAGAACTCGCACCAGAACTTTCTCGCCTTCTTTCCCGCGTTTGGCCAGATAGGTTTTTAGAGCTCTAAGAGTTTCAGATCCATAAACACCATCAACCTCTAAATCTGCATATCCAGCTTTACCTTGGTTGTTTAGTAAGTTCAAAGCTCGTTGTAAAAGAGGTTTTGCAAAGCCGGTACCGCAATTCACACCAGTGTCTAGAAGCTCTTCGGCCACTGCTGAGCTGATTGTATTTACTTGGTCAAATCGCGGAGCTGTCCAATAGTTTTTGCGGTAAATTGCTTTGGCCACATCCAGAGGTAAATCTCGCATATTACCTTTGAATCCATTTGCTCGAGCAACTGCTTCAGTAATTCCATACTTAGTTGCACCACCACGGTCTGCTGGGTTATTTACGTACCCGCCTTCTCGTTTGATCAACTCATCAAGATATTGTTCGATGTTCATTTCACTTTCCTTTAGACGTAAAAAAGCCACCCGAAGGTGGCGCAGTTTTTTCAAGTTGGTTCATGCTTTTATAGAAGCAATAATTACATCCAACTTCCACATTAAGATTGGCACGGAAAACAAAAGAATAAATGCAACTATTGTTTGCCATAAGCCATACTTTTCAATAGACACTTTTATAAGCTCCACTATTGGTTTAAAATGCTCCATATAGATTTACTTTCCTCTTACTTTCGTCGGTGGGTGGAATGAAAAACCCCGGTAGTTAGCGCTACTGGGGTTTTGTTTTGGGTATTAAAAAACCCACTCGATGAGTGGGTTTTGTTAAGTTGATTTTATTAGTGACGAATCAGACTACCTGAAATTTCAAGTACTCCCATCAATCGACTTGACTCCATCAGTGGGTGAAACCAACGGTCGCCATAATGTTGATTACCTGTTGTGTAGCTTATGGTTTTTAAATCATCACTAATGATTTCTCTATTAAGAGGTCCTCTTAAATCCATTGTTCGAGTGAGTTTTAGAACTGCAATATTGGTTTTAAACGCATATTCAGCTAAGTAGTGACCTTGTTCATTACTAAGCATGTGTATTGCACGATAGATTTTGCTTGTCACAAAGTTTTGGGAAATAATTGCATCTACCAGATCCTTAACCAAACCCAATGTTTCATTATCAAATAAAGAACCTTGAGCCTTCTTCTCTGCACTACTGTACATCGCAATCAGATGATGAACATATTCCACTGCAACAGGAATCATGTCATATGGGATTTCATCAATATGCTGAACATTGAAACGCTGATGAACTAATTTATAAGCATCGCTGTAATTCAAATGCT